TTCCGTTCAGCGTGGCGGGAGTCGCCAGGCTCCGTTCGTACACCCAGAGCCGCGAGCCGAACACATCGCCCGGAACCTCCGCATAATCATCACCCCACCAGCCGCGGCGGTCCCCGTTGCGATCGGGAAAGTCCTCGTCTCCGCGGGGCCGGGCATCAGCGAACAGGGACAGGATGCAAGCGGTTTCGAGCCCGTCATCAACGGCCAGTTGATAGCCGTCGGCGGCCAGGTCGAAACCGGGCAGTTGCCCGATAGGGCCGGGGATGATCGCGGTGCGGTAGTCGCTCATGATTGCGGCTCCGCCGGCGGTGGCGCCAGATCGGCAAGCGCCAGCCACAAGGCAATCAACACCACCTCGCGATAATTCCAGAGATTGATGGGCGGAACCTTCATCACGCGCATTGCTCCCGAAACGTCATCGTCCGCGCCATTTGCTCCGCCATGCCGTCGGCCATGCGAATCGCGACCCGCTCGGCAAATCGCTCCATGGCGTCGCTGGCGGGCTTCGGCTTTCCGAATTGGTGGCAGGTCACGATCAGCCAGCGAATATCCACTTGTGCAGGCGTCGTCATACCACCCCCCCACTATTCCCGCCGCCCGTCTGCACGCCGGAATGATGGTGGCCCATGAACGCCCGGCCCTGGATCGTGATGTCATCGTCCGGGATTTCAACCGGGCAGTTGATCGTCAGCTTCGTGCCGTGGATTTCGATTTCGCCGCCAGCCTTCAGAATGATCTTGTGGCCCTCGGCGTGATAAACGGCCACTTCGCCGGGTTCCAGGCCGCGCAGCCGGTTTTTCCGGTCCTCGGTCCCGAGCAACACGGCATGATCCCGCGAGCCGCCGAGGCAGACGATAACCCCCTCCAGCTTGCCGAGCGGGACGGACGCATACCCGTAATCCCGGAAGACTTCAACGCCCTCGCGCACTTCGCCATCCAGCCCGGAGACTTGCGCGGTCTGAACGCCTTTTGTGTCATCGACGAGCAGCACGGTCACCCGTGAGGCCAGCAGCCGCAGACCCCGCCGAAGCGGTGCGGTGACTTTCGAGAATGCCCGGCTCATTCTTCTTCCTCTTCGGCGGGCAGCGGTGGGGCGTCGCTTTCCGATTCGGCGGCGGCCGGGGCTTCGGTCGAGACTTTGCGCCGGGCCTGTTCGTAGTTCTGCGGCTGGCTCAGGAGGTCGAAGGCCGCGGGGTGGGTCAGTTCCAGTTCAGTGAAGGTGCCGCCGTTGCCGCGCACGAATCGGACCGAGGCAATCAGCAGCTCGTCCCCGTCGAACCCAAGCCACTCGTCCCGGACCTGTACCTTGAAATTCGGGCTCCAGAGCGGCCCGCTGGTATTGTTCTCGCGCCAGCCGCTCACCGTGTAATGCGCACGGATGGACTTGCCGAGCCGGGTATTGCGCTCCCACTGCGCGCGACGGGCGAAATTCTTCGGCGCGCCGGGCTCCTCGGAGATCACGATAAACGGCCGGTAGCGCCCGACGCCGTTGTCTTTCACCGTAGCGCTGCCGCCGGACAGCAGTTCCGGCGTGTCGGCGTCGTCGTCCGTGCCCCGGCGCTGGCCTTTGACGATGTAATCGGAATATCGATCCCGCAGCGAGAATTCGCCCTGGGCGCCTTCGACGTTCTTGCCCTTCTCCAGTGCCGTGCCGTGCCGATCCTGCCCGGTTCGCAGCAATGACACCCGGCCTTGCTCGGACACGAACAGCAGGCCGCGCATTCCGGCCGCACGGGTGAGCGCCTCCCAGACGGTTTCACCTTCTTGCAGGGCGAAATCCGGAAACGGCTCGCCGGGGCTGGTGACCGCCACGACTTCCAGATGGTAGGGCGCGGCCAGGTCGCGGGCGATTTGAAGCAGGGTGGCCCCGCGCCAATGACCGGATGCGTGAATGGCTGCGCAGTCCACCAGGTCGCCGGCCCGGTCCCGGCCGGTCACCCGCACGAAATGGCGGTCGCGGTCGTAACTCGGCAGCCAGTCGTCCACGAATCCTTCGATGACCAGCTCGCCGTCGATCTCCACTCGGCACGGCTGGCCGCGCTCGATCCGCCGCGCCTGCCATTGGCCTGGCCACCGCTCGGTCGTCGCCAAGTCGAAGCTGCCAGCGATTTGCTCAAGGCCCATGCTGATTTCGATATCCGTCCAACCGCCGTAGCCTTCGCCGCCGACGAAGAGGGTCACCTCGGGCTTCATTCGCTCAGCACCTGTAACGGCTCGCCGCCGGGGACGAAAAGGGGATGGGCGATATCGTTGCGCCGGCACAGTTCCTCCCAGCGAGTGGCGTCGCCATAGATTTGCCAGGCCAGCACGATCGCCGGCTGCGTCTCCGTGGGCGTGTAAACGGCGGCGCGGGCCAGGTCGGCGCTGCGGGCGGTCAGGTCATTCCAGACTGCGATGCGGAGCGCGGTGAATGCCTCGAAAACATCATCGGAACCGGCTTCAGCTTCGAGGGCCAGGCGGCCGGTCAGATCGTCCCGGACCGCCTGCGCATCGGCGGCACTTTCAAACACGGACAGGGCGGACACCCGCGATTCTTCCACTAGGGCCAGGCGGCGGGCATAGCTGGCGAGGCCAATCGCCGAACGGGTCATGGCTTCCGTCTGCGGCCCCGGCGACACGCCGGGCGCTACCACCAGTTTGATGTCCGGAACCGTCAGGCTCAGGCCGGCGCCAATGGCGGCGGGGATGCCCTGGCCCTGGCTCACTTGCGCCTGAGCCTGGCGGAGCGCGTCCGGGTTCGTGGGCGTGAGGCGGGCGCCATACTCGCCGATACCCTGAACCGCCGCCCGCGCTTGCGCTTGCGCCGCGGTCCGGGTCGCCGACGGGGCATCGCGATGGCTCGGGTACGGGCCGAACACGCCGGCCAGGCTGGTGCCGAAATTTCCGACCATGCCCCGCAGTTGATGAGTCCAGGACCCTGGATCGCGGATGAAGGCCCCGGCGCCGGCGATGATCTCGTAAGCGCTGGCCGTGATCGAAAACACGGCGCCGATGGGCGCGTATTGCCGTACCCGTGCCAGCACGCTCAGCACCAGGTTGCCGCCGAGCAAGCCCGCGGCCTGGCGGGCATAGTCGGCGACTTGATCCAGATCGAGTGAGAAGGTGGCCTCTTCCTCCGCCACGTCGGCCGCCACCTTGGCCGCGCCCTGCGTTTGGGTGGGCGTGTCGGTCTTGGCGCTGGGATAGTCGGGCTCGGAGGTCTGGGTAAATTCGACATCGAACCGGGCCATGCCCTGCTCAGCGGTGTCCTCATGCAGATCGGCGCGGGTGACGGCTACCCGCAGCTTTCCGAGAGTCGGATGGACCAGATCGCCGGGGCCGGCTTTGTTCAGCGCCTCGCGGAGCTGGTCCCGCGCGGTCATGTACTCAGGCCCGACCAGGAAGACGTCCATGCGATAGACCCCGGCCTGGCTGCCGAGGTCTTCGACCCAGGGATTATCTCTGCCCGGGTACTGGTGAACTTCCGTGCGCCGCCCTTCGCTCGCGTCCTGGGCGCGCCATAGGAATTCGACGCCGCGGAAACTGGCTTTTTGCAAGCGGGCTTTCCAGGCTGGCACGGTCATTGACCGACCCCCCAGAATTTGCCGTTGTCGAGGTCCATATTGAGCCGATCCCGCCGGCCACCGCCGCCACCCATACCCCCCGCGACGTTGACGGTCACTGTCTGCGGCGGGTTGGAGGCCACCGCCGCCGCAATCTGTCCGGGCAGGCTGGACAGGGTGACGGCCAGGGCCGTGGCAATGCGTTGCGGCAGGCTGGTGGAATCCAGCGCGGAGCGAAGGGCGGGGCCTTGGTCGGCATGGATTTGATCGAGCGCACGCGCAGTCTCCGACATCCCCTTTTCAATCGGGCTCAGGGAGCGGTCAAACTCGGCCCCAATTTGCGCGGGCATCCTGGAAGCGTCGAATCGTAAAACCTCTGGGGCATTCCGCGGGTTGAAGGCGCGATTAGGGCCTGGCAGAAGATCGCGCCACGTCGGTAATTCCGCCTTTTTTGGGGCGCCTCCCCCACCGCTCGTGCCGCGATTCGGCCGGCCTTCAATTGGCTTGTCATAGGTTCCAAAGCCGTAGGCGGCGGCCGCCAGCAATCCGATCCACGGCACGGCCCGCAGCATACCCAGCCCGACCCGCGCGGCCGTGCCCGCCGCCGCGCCGCCCGTGGCAGCTTCGGCCCCGGCGCCGAGTGCTCCGGTCGCGCCGCCCCCACCGAATTGGCCGGGCCAGTTGGTCACGAATACCGGCATGGTCCCCGTTGCCTCTTGCAACGATTTGCCGATTGCGACATTGCCGGCGAGTCCTGTCGTACCGCCCAACACCTTACCCAGAATGCCCTTGGCAAACCGGCCGCCAGCATAAGCCGTGATCGCCCCACCGGCCGCCAGGCCCAACAGGTCCTCGCCGGACAGGCCCTTGTCATCGAGCAGGGTCTTGATCCCGCCGGTAATCGCTTTGTTGAAGGGCTGCGCGAAGCCGTCCGCGGCTTCGCGCAAAGTGGACTTGAGCCGGCCGGCTTGGTCGACGGCATTGCTGATCGCCTCCGGAACTTCCCTCATCAATGTGCCGGGAGCGGCTTTAATGTCCTTCTCGAACCCAGTCACCTTGTCCAGGTAGTCGCCTGACAGCATGGTCCGCAGGCCCTTGATGGTATCGAGGTCGGCTTTGCCGAACGCGCCCTCCACGAAGTTGGCCCGCTGCTGATCGGTCTGGAGTTTCCGGTATTCAGCGCGAAACTCTTTAAGAACGTCCAGGGCATCTTTCTGCTGGCCTTTATCGAAAAACTGAATGCCGGTTGCTTCCGTGGCCTTCTTTGCATAGTCCTGGTTGGTAAACAGCCGCAGCGTCGAATCGACTAGGGTTCCAAGCCGTTCAGATTGCGGCTCGACCAGGGACAGCGCCTCGATAAGCCCGAGTGTCTTCTCGAAACCCAGCCCGGCGCTGGCGGCGTTGACGCCGACCCGGCTGAAAATACCGGAAAGGTTTTCAAGCTCCGCGTTGCCCTTGCGCCCGGCGACGGTCATCTGGTCCAGGAGCTTCAGCGCCATGCCCGGCTTTTCCAGATCGAACCCAAACGCCCGGCCGGCGACGGTCACGCCATCGGCTAGAGTATGGGCATTGGCCCCGGTCACCGCCATGGCGATGTTCGTCGCCTTGATTTCTTCCCGCGCCGCCGCGGCCGATTGGCCCGCCGCGATGTAGGCGTCATAGCCTTCTTTGAGCCCTTCGACGGATGCCCCGGTCATCTTGCTCTGCGCAAACAATTCCGCCCGCAGGCCCGCAATCTCCCGACCCGTAAAGCCGGCCGTGTTGCCGGTCTGGCGCAGGGTCTTGTCGAGCATCGCCGACTTTCGGAGTTGATCGGCGACGCCCACGCCAACCCCGAGCGTAGCCAACCGGCCGCCGAGCGAATTCCAGGCCGTGCCGATCATCTCGAATTCGCGCTTGACCCCCTGCGCGAAGCGCTTCACCGAAGACTGCCCGCCGCGCAGGCCCCGGTCGAGGCTTGAGCTATCGGCGAGTAGGCGGAGGGCAACCGAGAGATCGCGAGACACGGGCTAGGTTTCCTTCAAGCAGAGCTTTAGATAAAAATCGAACTCCGACGCCGGCAGCGCCAACACGTCGGAGCGGGTCCAGTGGAACCGGGCGGAGATGACCGCCACCGCCATCAGCCGGTTTCGGTGGCGGCGGGTGCGGGCTCCCCCAGGTCATAGGCACGGGTCAGCGCCCGGCGCAGCTCGTTGAGGTCCACCGGTTTCAGCCGGCCCAGCAGTTCCGGCGTGAACGGCCCGCTGAACTCGCCGACGCGCACCAGCACCTGGCACAGCAGGGCCACGTCGTAAGCCAGGGTCTTCTCGACCGGGGCATCGGCTTCCGCCGCCAGCAGGTCGGCGGTCAGCGGCTCGCGGAGCTCGTAATCCTTATGTGTGGCGCCGGCAACCAACAGCCCGCGCTTGAGGGTTCCTTTCACGGATTCCATCAGACTTCATCCACGGAGAGACATTCATAAGCCAGGCTGACCTCGCCCGCGCCGGCGGTGAGTTCGATCTCGCCGGTGCACCAGGCATTATTGAGCACGTAGCTCGGACCGGTGTCGCACGTAAATGCAAGGGTTTCGTCCGTGTGGTTCTTGTAGATTTGCAGGCTGGTGTTGGCCTTGTGGCTGATCGTGAACTCGACCCGCGGCGCCGTGGCTTCCTCAGTAAAGCCGTGTACCTCGTTGCCGACCTGCGCGGTGCGCTTCGTGTCGGAGAACGTCAGCTTGGCGCCCTGCTTGCTCCACTGGTATTGGCCGTTGATGGCGATGCGCACCCGGCCGGTGATCATGTTGGACATGGGTTACTCCCGGAATTGAAGCAGGCCGGCCACGGTATGCAGGCCGTTGATGAGATTGGGGGCGAGCACTTCGTTGATGCGGTTGGGGTCGCTGTCAGAAATCTCCGCCCGGTAGCCGGCCTTGAACCCCTCGAAATCGTCCTCCACCAGCAACGCGCCCACCCATTCGCGGAACTGGGTGCAAGCGCCGTGAAATGCCACCTCGGGAGTCACCACCGGCAGATCGCCCGTGTAGGTACTGGAATTGCGGGCCAGCAGGCTGCGCGGATGATGAGTCACCCACCAGAGCCTGCGCGAGAAGCGGAGGAAGGCGAGCAGGTTCATGGTCGTGACGAACAGGTACGCCGTGTCCTCGACCCCGCCCCCGTTGGTCTGGTACATCGTGACGAGCTGTTGAATCAGCACGTTTCCGCCCGAGTCCACCATGTGCGTGCTGATGCCGTCGTACAGCAGGATGTTCTGCTCCGCCAGGGTCCGGCGATCCTCGACGGCCGGCGGCAGGATGCCGGGCAGCTTCAGCATCGTTCGCGGCCGGCGCGGGTGGGGCTCGTAGGCATCGACCGCCGCGACCACCGCGGCCCAATGCCAGGGCGGGGTCGGGCCGCGGGCGCCGTCCATCGTGCAGACCGTTTTGCTGTTGCGGCCGCTGCCAAGCGTGGAATTCGCCGAGACGGTCCCGGTCGCCGCGGCGTAGCCCATGGCTTCTTTCATGACCATGGCGCCCCACCGCGTTTCGAGTTCGGTTTCCAGGGCGGTATAGTTCGCGGCGTCCGTGTACGGCGTGACGACGTGGGTAAACCATTCGTCACCCATCGCCGCGAGCGCGTTATCAATCGCCGGGTTCGCGGTACCGGTGGCTCCGGCGGCGATCGTGCAACCGATCCCGGCGGGCAAGGCATCGCCGACGTAGTAATTGAGCCGCACGTCGAAGCTGTTGCCGGCTTCGCCCTTGTGCCGGTAAGTCACTGTCACGACGGCACTGCTGACCGTCGCGGTCGCTTCCATCGCGGTGTCGGCGGTGATCGCGGCAGCCACGGCGGTCGCGACGGTTGAGGCGGAATCGCCCGAGACGACCGCGGCTCGAACTCGCCGGCCGCCCAGGTACAGACTGACCGTGCCGGAATCGGTCGCGGGGCCGGTAAACGTCAGGGTTTTGGTGGCCCGGACCCCGGCCGCGTCGTCGTCCAGCGCGATGGCCCACACTTCGGTGTAGCTGTTGGCCTTCTTGAGCGCCGCCAGCATCGCCGCCAGCATGGAACCCCGCCCGAAATAGGTCTCGGCTTGCCCTGCGCTGTTGACCAGGGTCGGCACCAGTTCGGCGACGGTCCCCGTCGTCAGGCGCTGGCCCAGAACCAGAATCTTTTTCTGCTGCACGGGCAGCGAGCCGACCGCGCGGGTCGGGTCGATCTCGAAATAAGCCCCCGGTACGCGGAGGTCGGAAGGGATTTCGTTAAACAGGATGGTCATGTCTTACTTCCTCTTCTTGCCGGTTGCGGCGGGGTCCGGCGGTGGCTCGGCGTCGATCACGTCGCCGGCCTTGAGTAGCCGGAGCCAATGCCGTTCGCCGGGAACCCAGGCCCCAGCTTCGGGCAGCGGCGCCATGGTTCGGGGATCGCGCACCAACAGGCCGGGCGCGGGCTTTACAAATCGGTCGGTCATAGCGTCGCTCCTTCCAGCGTGGTGTGGTCCTCGGCATCCGGGCCGGGGGCGGTATGGTCTTCAATAACCCAGCGGTCCAGATCGGCCGGCGCGGCGGCGGGCTCGATATCCCAATCGGTGTGAGCCGTGAAGAGCGCGGCCAGGTCGGCGGCGCTCGTCTCGGGCAGCAGCATCGGCACATCGACCGCGAGCCCGTAGCACGTCCCGCCCATGCCCCAAAGCTGGGTCGTGAACAGGTTGCTACACGCGCTGGCATGGGCCGTGCCGATGCCGTAGCCGTCCGCGTCGCGGAGCAAGAATCCATTGAGGGCCGGGGCCAGGGCGACGGCGATGTCATACGCGCCGATGCCCACGCGATCGCCGCGGCGGCGCTGGTCCTCGTTCGAGTCGGCGGTGACGCCATAGACCGCGAACTGACCGGTATAGAGCGGCTCGGCATAGTCGCCGGGCTTCGGCTGCCAGCCGAGGAAGGCGACGTAGACCGCCGGCGCGCCGGCCAGAAGCTGCTGGGCAATCTCACCGTCCCAATCGGCCGGGGCGGTCGCGAAGGTGCGGATGGTGTTGCCGAGGGCTTGGCGGGCGCGGGCCAGCAATGCCTCCTCGATTTCAACGATCCGGTTGGGCATCAGTAAGCCCCTCCGCCCCAGCGCTCACCGCCGGGCTGCATCTGAATCGTGGAATCCAGATCGGCGGCGTTGGTCAGATCGGAGCCGGAAATCCCGAGGTCTTCGGCCCCTTCGCGCACGTCCTTCAAATGCTTGAGCGCGGCATCGGCGCGGGCCTGTACTTCGTCGGTCGAGCGGGTGCCGTACAGGAACCAACGGGCCAGGTCGGCAACGGGATATTTGAGCCCGGCGAGCTGCTCGGGTTGGGTCAGCAGGTTCTGAATCCGATGGCCGAGGATCGAATGCGCCCGGACATGGGCGAAATCCAGCGCCGCGTCGATCACGCCCGCATCCCGCACGCCGTCGCGATCATGGTCGGCAAGGCGGGTGATCTCCTCCGCGCCGAACAGCGTGTCGAGGTCGGATTCGGTGGCGTAAACGGGCATTAGCTGGCCGCCGCATTCGCGCCGCTGGCGCCAATCCCGAGGACGTAATGGGCGGAGCCGGCCCCGACCGCGATGCCTTCATTTGTACCTTTGTGGTAGCAGATATTGCCCACCGCGTCGCTGACATTCGCGTTTGTCGCGTTCACCTTGATGCCCGGCGACTTGATAACCAGCGTCCCCGTGGTCCCGTCCTGGGTGAGTTTGCCATCTGCGTATTGGGCCGAGCCGAACAGCGTCAGGGTTTTGCCGGCGGCGACATTAAACAGGAAGTGGCTGGTGCCGCTGTCGCGGATGCCGACGTTTTGCATATCCACCGCCATGTTCGCGTTGACATAGAACAGCGAATACAGCGCCCCTCCCCCGGTCACGTTGTTGAGAGTTACCGGCATGACCGAGGCGAACGTCGAATTGAAATCGATTCCGCTCGAACCGTATTCGCTGTCTCCCGCAAAGTGGAAATTGTTGATCGATACGGTGTCGAATTGCCCGTCAAGGCCCATGCCTCGGACTTGCTTCGTGCCGTAGGATGTCGTCGCCGGGATCGGCGACTCGAATAGGAACCCGTCCACGATGAGATTTGCAACGTAATTTGCCGCCAGCAGGGCATACCCGGCGGAATGCCGAGGCATCTGATTGCTGGAATACATCCCCCGAATCGTCAACTGCCTGATCGATTTCGGCCCGGCGTTGGCGTTGCTGATAATGATGGGCGTCACCGCCTCCGCGGCGCCCGGTACTTCCTGGTGCGGGTCTAGTTCGATGTCGAGCACATCGATATAAGCCCCATAGACCGAAACCCCGTACCCTTCATAGTCAACGCCATTCCACTTCGTGACCGGCTTTACCCGCCGGCACATCAACCGGCTCATCCGACTTACTCCGGTCCCGGACTGGACTTTGACGCAGTTTTTGCCGCCCGCGGCGTTGTCCACTTCCGCGTCAAATAGGAACGGGGTTCGGCCGTGGGCTTTGCCGTCCGTGTTGTAAAACACAACGGTCCCGAAAGGCGAATCTGACACCACGTCCTCGATCCGGATTCCGGTATGGTCGCCGATCGCCATGGTTTCAAGCGGGTACAGCTCGCCGGCCAGGATCGGGATGATCGCGATGAAATCGTCATCAATACCCTTCCCCCGGCAGTGCTTCATCCGGGTATTGCGCCCGCCGCCCTGCCACTGCACAAGCGTCCGCTGATCGATAACCTCCATGTCCTCGATATCGAATTCGAAGATATTTCCGGGCCAGATTGAAATGCTGTATTGGTCGCCGTCCGCGCTTTTGAACTTCGTGTGTCGGCTCTTAAATCCGAGAATATTATTGAGATACCAGGTGACGTTCCCCGGCCAATGATCTAGCCCCGTCAGCCCGCTGTTTGTTTTTCCATCGAAATCCCACGTTCCGCCCTCGACCGAGATATCCACGTCAGCCGGCCGGGTGTACATCGTGTTGATATAACCGTCCGCGAAGTGCATGGGCGACAGCGTGATGGCGTCCAGCGTCCCGCTCGTGCTCGCGGGCTTGCTGATATACACATAATCGCCCAGGACCGTGAACGTCAGCGACGAACCGCCGCTTGACGGCGCGTTCGCCAGGGTGATCGTGTTCGCAATCGCGTCAGTGCTCAGAATCGTCGTGCTCACGCCGGTCCCGGTCACAGTCATGCCAGGGAAAAGCTGAGCATTTACGACGCCCGAGCCGAAACCAGACACGACGGCGTTGCCGTTGCTGTAGGTGCAGGCCTGCACGAGGTCCCGATTAGCGCCGGCATTCCAATCTCGAATGAAGGTATCGGCCGGGAGCCGCGTGTCCGCGATCTTCGCGCCCCAATCAATCCAGAGCAGGAGGTCGGACACGTCGGCCGCATTGCCGAGCCCCGACAGCCGGTAACTGCCGGCCGTCGCGGTGAGCCCGGACAGGCCGGTTTTCGTGATGAGACGAGGCGGGATGTCGGTCAGGTATGTGAAGCTGGTCAAGCTCGGGACCGAGGCCACGCGCCACACCCCGTTGTAGCCGCGAGCGAGGACGTTTTCCACGGTCACCGCGTCATTCACCGCATAGCCGTGCGCGGTCGCCGTCGTCACGGTCACCAGGTCGGCGGCGGCGGTGATGCCGGAAATGGTGACGCGGGTCGCTGTTGCTTCTTGCCGTGCCCGGAGCATTCCCTTTCCGGCCACGGTCTGGCGAAGCGTCAGGCGCGGGTCCAGTTTCAGATGGGTATTACTGCCGATCAGCAGCCGATCATTGAGATCAACGACGCCAGACCCGTACAGTCGCACCTCACCCCCAGCGGTAAGGGCGGCCTGAATCAGCGCCGTATTCGCGGCGGCGGAACCGGGCGACGTGAGATTGACCGGCGGCGCCAGTTCGCCGCCCAGGCTTTCCCCGCCCGGCCACTCCCCGCCGGCCTTCGGCCCGTAAATCAGATTCGTCGCCGGGTCCAGGACGACATCGCCGTCCTGCCCGAAATTATCGGTGGGCGCGCCATCGACGATCAGGAGCGGGACGGCCAGCGGCGGGGTCTCGGCCGCGCCGCCGCCGGGGGTGGACTCTTCGACTTCACCGCTCAAAATCCGCCGACGCCAGTAGCGATCTTCCGGCACGTAGGCGCCGCCGGCGGGCAGCACGCGGATGCCGTCCGGGTACAGCACGCGGGCAGTGGGGTCAACGGGGCGGAGGTAAATCGTCGTCATGAGTTCGGCACTTTCGGCGATGAATGAAGCAGGCCCGGTTCGCCGGGCCTGCCGTTACTTCTCGGCTTTTCTCCCGGCCTTGGCCGGCGGCTCACCGGCGCCCGCGGGGTCGGGTTCTTCGATCAGTTCGACCCGCAGCATCGGCTCGGCCTGCAACCGCGCCAACTCCTCCGGCGTGAAGCGGTCGGCCGGGTGATCGGTCGGCGTAGCGGGGTGCGCAATGCCGCAGCGGCGGAAGCCGTCACGCTGGGAGGTAATCCGGATGATCGTCGGCATGTCAGGCTCCTCAGGTGAAGGTCGTCAAACAGGCCTGTTGCCACATGCCGTAGCCCACGTTCCGCTTGGTCTTGATGCCGTACTGGTGGACATCGCGGGTGAACTCGACTTCCGAGCCTTCAGCCAGGGCAGAGACTTTAAGGGGCGATTCCTCTTGCAGGATGAACGGCTTCGTATCCCCATCCGTGCGGAAAGTCGCGAACTTCGTGGTCCAGGTCAAACGCGGGTTGACGGCCAACTTGAAGCCGAAACCGCCGAGTTGGCCCAGCGTCATGAGCGTGTTGGTCGTGTTGCCGATGACCTGGGCACCGATGGCGCTCGCGGCCTGCTCCATGTAGGTCAGCGGAACCATAATCAGGAACTCGCGGGCGTTTTCGTTCATCGGTTCGCCGTTGTCGTCCTTGAAGCCGACGATCGCGCGGACCGATTGCAGGATGGCCGACTTCATTTCGTCCAGCGTCGGCGTGGTCCCGGTCGCAGCGGCGTAGCTCAGATCGTTGTCCTGCGTGCCGCTGTCGTGTTCGAGATGGTCCGTGTCGAAAAAGTACTGACCGTCATAGCAGGTCGTGCTCTCGCCGGCGATGATCAGATCGCTGACCAGCTTGGCCCAGTGGGAATTGGCCCGGCTTGCCATCTCGTTGATCCGGACCTGAATCTGCCCGGTCTTGTCGCGCTCCATCCAATCAACGGGAATTTCGAGGGTTGCCTCGAACTTCTTGTTGCGGATGGTGTACTCGAAATCGCCGAGACCTTTGGCGACGCGCCCGCCGATCCATTCCCGCATGGC